AAATCTTGTAAGTTAACTGATGCCGCATTCCAATCACCACTTGTTGTTTGTTTCCAAAAATTAGGAGTAGCAGTTTCTAAGTCACCATATTGAAATGCTACACTTGCTAAAACAGTAGCTTTCCCTTGGTCTAAATCATCAAAAGATGTTCCTGTAGTTGATTCCCATTTTGTTTTTAGGTTTGTTAAAGCTTCATTTTTAGCAAATTTATTTATTATATTAGCTTCATCACTAGTAACATTTAAGTTACTTGCAATTGCTTGTGCTTCAGCACCTTTTAAAAATAAGAATGGTGCTAACTTATCAATTATACTTTGAGGAAGACCTTTTAAATCATCTATTGTTCTCTGTCCTAAATCAAATCCTGAAGCTATAGTGACACCTGACTTTGAACCTTTAGCGTCAGGAACTTTTCCTTGAAGTTCAAATCCTTCTTGTTCTAATATAAAATCCCAGTCAATATTACTCATTTTCTTTTTCCATAAATTCTTGTGCTTTCTTTAATTCCTCACCAAGTAATTGTCCGTCACCATCTATATCAAATTGTTTATATCTTTCATATAGACTACCTTTTACTTCTCCTTTGCTTTTATTCATTAGTTCTAATATTTCTTTATCACTTAGAATCTTTATAAGACGTTCATTATTGTCTTCAAGTATTTTAGCTATTTCCTGACCTTTCATCATTTCAGATAATTTTCCTTCTGTACCAAATACTTCATACTGTGTAAAAGCAACAGCTTTTCCATTTATACTTACTGGAGTCTTGTCATATCTATTCATCATAATATAAAATCCACCATACCACGGAGCTAAAACCAAATCCTCTTTATCGTAAAGACCATCAGATTTTTTTGCAATGTGTTCAGCCAATACAATTGATTTTTCTGTTATCTCTCTTGATACATTAACTCCCATTGGCATATTACGTCTATTCCATAGAATGCCATCAACTACAACATAGCTCTTTTTAACTATCTCTGTAGCTTTTTCTTTTGCGTCTTCTGGGCTTGAACCAGTTAATCTAAATATTTTCATAATACGAACAGCTTCTTGAGCTTGTTCTTCAAATTGTTCAACATCTTGAGAAATCCAAAATGAAAACATACCAGCTATATCATCACGCATCTCCTCATCTAAATTTTCCCATTCTCTAATTTTTGTTGGGGCATTAACAATTTGCCACATCTTTTGAACAGCTTGGTCAATTTCCATTCCACCCACATTAACAAGAGTATCTACTCCTTCATAAAATACTTCATTTCTTCCAGAAAGATAATCAGCAATTGGGTTAGGGCTGTCTACTTGTCCGACAGCTTTTAATTTTTTAAATAATATGTAGCCATCACTAAATCCTTTTACTTGGTCAGCATCAAAAACATTACTATTGTTTAAAACACCAAGTCCATGCTCCAGTGTTTCTTTCCATTGAGGAACAACTATAGAATTTTTTGAATAAATACTAGCCATATAATTAAACACTCTAGCTTCTGTATCAAATTTTCTTAAAGAAGGGGGAGTATTTTTATGATATTCAATTGCTTCTTCAGCTACCAGAGAAACAATATTATTCATAATTATATTTGATGCTTGTTTTCTCATTTCTTCAGTAATCTTTTGGTCTTTATAAATATCCTTATGACCTTCACCATTCATAATAGCTTCAACAGCAAGATTATTTTTAAATAATGTACTTCTTGTTGTTATAAGATTTTTCATTATTCTAGTTGCTTGTTCTTGATGAACCATTGTGTCCATAAATGAAGGCACTTTGTCTCTAGCCATTGTTAAATATTTTACAATTGCATTTAATTCGGTAGGGTCAGTAACTATTTCTGAACGCTCTTCTAAAAAGTTCAATAATGTTGCATTGGCTTGTTGTGGTTTAAGAAAACCTTCTTTATTTTTATCAGTTTTAACTGTAAATAAAGATTCAACAAAACCGATTTTCTCTTCTACAGAGTTGCCTATCTCCCAAGCTTCAACTATTTGAGTATGATAAGCTGAACGTTTATTTAGTTCTAATCTTTCTGCATCAGCAATGCTTTTTCTTTCTGCAAATCCTACTTTTATTTTATCCAGTGTTTCAGTATATGCTCTAGTATAGGAAATATCCATACCAGAAAAATCTCTTTCTATGGTTGAAAACACTTCGTCCATATTAACGTCAGCTAAAGTTAATCCACTTGAACCATCACCAATTCTATTAAAGACTTCTGTCTGTATTCTATTAGAATCTTCTAAAGCGTGTGACACTCCAAAGTTCATATTAATAACAGCACTGGCATATTGACTTTGTAAGTCAGCAACTCTAGGGTCTTTATTTTCTATTAATTTTTTAATTTCTTCAGGGTCAGTAATATTCTGTGCTTTAAGAGTATCAAAAACTGCTTGAGCTTTATTTCTTTTAACATTGATATAAGCTTTTCCAGCACCTTTAAAATCTTCATAGAAATTATTCAATGCGTTAGATATTTCTATTAATTCATTTGTTTTAGGTGTAGAAGGTCTGCCACCAGATGTACCTTGGTAGTAAACATTTTGCACTTGTGAACGATATGGTGTAGCCATTAACTATTACCTTTCGCTAATTCTAAATCTTGAACGTCTTTATAATAACCAGCTCCAGCACTTGCCAATTGTATGCCTAATCCCATCATAGATGGTTGATATGGCACTGGTAAATTATTAATAGTTTTCTCATATGCTCCAAAAGCTTCTTGTTCTTTTCTTGCTAAAGTAACTATGTCTTTATTAAATAAAGCATTGGTATCATGCTCATCTAATTGTGCTTCTGCTCCTAAATCTCTAAAAATAGCATTTGGATTTCCGACATTAAGATTTAATTGTTCTGCCATCATAGCAATCTTTTTAATTTTTATTTTAAATTTAGAACGTGAAAGTTCTTCAGCCGATTCAGTTCGTTGCCACCCTAAATAACCTAAGTCATTCATATAGCCACGACTTGCATTCTCTTTAGCTACAAGATTAGATTGTGCAACTTGATTAGCTTTCTGTTTTTTACCTTGAAAACTTGAAACAGCACTAGCGACTTTTATTCCAGCCATTGCTAATTCAATACTACACATCTTTTTTAATCTCCTTTATTACTAAAATAAATTCTTTCTGTTCAACTCCATAAGGAAGTTTTTCTTTTGGTTCAAATCCTAAAAACTGTAACCATTTTAATGATTGCCAATTTCTTGAATCTATAAAATTATATAAGTGAGTATATCCCTCACCCATTTCATTAACCCACTTAGGACATTCTTTTAAGAATTGTC